TATACAGCTCCCACTTTAGGGGCAACTTCAATTCCATCTGGAGCAACAGTACTCACAATTGCTGGCTTAAATTTGACCGCTACAAACTTTATATATACAATAAACTCGCAAACAGGTACTACTTATACGCCAGCATCAAACGATGCTTGGTCCATAGTTACGCTTAACAACTCTTCCGTGATCTCGGTTACTATTCCTACAAACGCTTCGGTTGCTTACTCAGTTGGAACACAACTAAACTTTGTATGGATTACCGGAGCAGGTCAGCCAACTATCTCGGCAGTAACTCCGGGAACGACTACAATTATTTCTACGGGTGCTACCTCTGCCTCTCCTAAACTTCGCGCCGTTAACTCTATGGCTACCTGTATTAAAATTGCTACGGATGTTTGGCTAGTTTCGGGAGATGTTGCATAATGCCTGTTATTCCTGGCACAGTAGCTTCGTCTAAAACAGGGAACTTACTTGCTGCACCTTTAGCGCCTACTATCGGTACCGCTACAGATGTAGGTACAAACCGTCCTGTAGGCGATGGCGCAGCTAGCGTTACCTTTACCCAAAACGGCGGCCCGGCAACTTCTTTTACCGTTAGATCTACCCCAGGTAGTACTAGCCTTGTAACAGCTACTGGTACAGCCTCTCCTATTACAGTAACAGGCTTACAAGATGCTGGCTCTTATGCATTCACCGTAACCGCAACAAACTCAGTTGGTACTAGCTCCTCCTCTGCGGAATCAAATTCAATTACAGTTACAACTGTTCCGGGAGCACCCACTCTCGGCGTACGTATAGTTGGTACGGGAAGTGATAGAGGAAAAGTTTTTGTTCCTGTAACAGGTGGAAATACTGGCGGAAAAGCTATATCTTCTTACACAGCAACATCTGAAACTGGTGGGTATACTGGCACTGGAACCGCAAGTCCTATTACTATTTCAGGCTTGCCCGGTGGCGTTTCTTATAGATTCACAGTAACTGCTACTAACGCTAACGGAACTTCACTCCCATCTGTTCTGACTGCTTATTCGTATGTGCCTCTTCAACTTATCGTAGATGGAGGTACCCTTGTAACACCCGCAAGCGATCCAAATTATTATTATAGAGTTTTCACTAGTACTGGAACTTACGCTATTAATGTCACAAATGGCGCAGTTTCAATGGAAACAATTATTATTGGCGGTGGCGGAGGTGGCGGTTATAGAGGAACCAGTGGTGGCCTCCGAGGCGGAGGTGGAGGAGGTGCTGGAAAATTAACTTATATCTCATCTACTCCGCAAAGTTACGCTCAAGTTATTATCGGCGCAGCGGTTGCCGGTATGACCAATGGAAATAGTTGTAGTTTTGGGGGAGTTACTTCGGCTGGTGGTGTTAAAGGAACTGATGCGGGCGCTACCGTTGGCGGTGCTGGAGGAGCTTCTGGAAACAGTTTTGCTGGAGGCACTACATCTTCACAAGCTGGTGGCGGTGGGGGTGGTAGTGGCGCAGTTGGATCAAATGCAGTCGGTACTACAGCTGGGGCTGGCGGCGCTGGAATAACAGGTTACTCTACTTGGTGGACCGCAATTGGCTCTACGCTCGGCTCTGCCTTTCAAACTGCAACATCTGGTGGAAGAATCTGTGCCGGTGGCGGTGGCGGTGGTGGTACTAGCCCCGTCACTGGTACGTCTGGAGCTGGCGGTTCAGGCGGTGGCGGCGCTGGTAGTAATACTAGCGTTGGCGCCACTGGAGCTTTCTACACTGGCTCTGGAGGCGGCGGTGGCGGTCTTTATGGAGGAACCGGAGGACAGGGTCTTGTTGTAGTTCGTTACCTTAGGTCTGACGTTCTATAGTCAAATATAATAAAAATACTTAGAAAGTAAAAATGTCTTTAATTAAACAGTAAGTTTTACCTATTTAAATGGTAAAATAAAACAATGGCCACAACAATTCAACTTAGACGCGGAACCGCTGCTCAGTGGACTACCGCCAACCCTACCCTTGCTGTAGGCGAAATTGGTCTGGAAACAGATACAAGTAGAATTAAAATAGGTACTGGCTCTACCGCTTGGACCGCCTTAGCTTACTCATCAGGTATCCAAGGCTTACAAGGCACCCTAGGTAACCAAGGAATACAAGGTCTAATTGGACTTACAGGAATCCAGGGACTTACTGGTATTCAAGGTAACTTAGGTAATCAGGGTATCCAAGGTAATTTAGGCGCGCAAGGTATTCAAGGCGTAATTGGACCGCAGGGTACTCAGGGTGTACAGGGAACCCAAGGCTTTATCGGAGTTCAAGGATATAACGGTCTTCAAGGCTTTACAGGTATTCAAGGCTTTCTAGGTAACCAGGGAATACAAGGCAACCAGGGAACCACTGGTATTCAGGGACTTACTGGTATTCAAGGTAACCAAGGAACTACTGGTACGCAGGGTCTTAATGGATTATATGCAGCCCAAGGTATCCAAGGTTTACAAGGTTCTACAGGAAATGCTGGATTAATTGGTGCGCAAGGCGCTACTGGAACACAGGGTCTTCAAGGATTACAAGGTTTTACCGGAGCTCAGGGAGCACAAGGTATTCAGGGGCGCTCTTTTGTTGGGGTTACCTCTTCATCTACAGTAGCTGTTGGAACTGGCGCTAAAACGTTCTCAGTAGCAACTACTGGCGCATTCCAACTAAATGAAATAGTAATTGTAAGCACCCCAACTTCAGGCGCAGTTACAGCCTCTATGACAGGTCAGATAACATCTATAACCCCTGACTCAAGCGTAACAGTAACTGTAGCCCAAACCTTTGGTACAGGTACTTATTCTTCTTGGCTATTTGGAGTATCTGGCGTCCAAGGTACACAAGGATTATCTATCCAAGGCGTACAAGGTACGCAGGGTTTAATAGGTGCGCAGGGTAACACCGGCCTGCAAGGTATTACAGGATCGGGCACTCAAGGCACTACAGGACCCCAGGGTATTAATGGAACTAATGGCTCACAAGGGACAACTGGTGCACAAGGGACAACTGGTGCACAAGGACCATCCCCAACAGGATCTATTTCAGTGACATCCGTTACCACAGCTAATGACTCTTCAATAAGTGGATTGACTGTAGGTAAGGGCGCTGGAGCACAGTCAACAAATACCGCAGTTGGTGCCAGCGCATTAGTAAGCAACACTACGGGAAGTAATAATATTGCATTAGGTTCATCTGCACTTACCGTTAACACTACAGGCATTGGAAATACCGCAGTAGGCTACTCCGCACTTTCTAGCATGGTATCCTCCGGCTATAACACCGCAGTAGGAACATTTGCTTTGGCTAGCGCCACAAATAGTTATAATACTGCGGTAGGCGGGTCTGCACTTTTTCAAAACACTACAGGTTACTTTAATTCCGCAGTTGGACATGCCGTAATGGATAGCAATAGCACAGGTAATAGCAACGCAGCCCTAGGCTCTTACGCTTTGGAAAAGAACACTACAGGCATAAGCAACTCCGCAGTAGGTTACTCCGCACTTAATAATAACACCACAGGGGGAAATAACGCTGTATTAGGTAGGGATGCTGGTACAGATGCTGTAGCTAATTTAACAACTCAAAGCAACTATGTTGTTGTAGGTAATAACAGTACAGCAAATGCAAATATAAAAGTAGCTTGGACAGTAACTTCAGATAAACGAGATAAAACCAATTTTGCTCCCGTTACCCTTGGCCTTGATTTTGTTAATTCATTAAAGCCGACAGCTTATCAATTCTTAAAAAATAGAGATGGATTAGAAGTTGCAGAAGACTCTCGTGTTCGATATGGGTTTCTTGCGCAAGACATATTAGAACTTGAGGGCGGCTCTCCAGTTATAATTGATGACCGAGACCACGAAAACTTAAAATATAATGAGTCCAGCCTTATTCCCGTACTTGTTAAGGCAATTCAAGACCTATCATCAGAGATAGCAGTGCTTAAGGAGCAACTAAATGGATCAAATTGAAACAAAACCAGCAGAAAATATAAAAAATGCTTACGATAGCGTTGGGGTTATTAATGAGGTCATAGCTGCTGGGGTATTTAACGATGAAGCTTTAGACAAACTTAAAAGAAATTCTGAACATCTTGAGCTTATTTCTTCTAAACCTTATGCCGTAGATTTTGCATCAGATGTCGCAGTGTTTGCTGAAGCTATTGCAAATGCCAACAATAAACTTGTACCAGGCACCTTAACTACCTAACCCAGCACATTCCCACATCTGCTGTAGGACGGAGGTTGGATACCTTCCAGCCTCCGTTTTCCCATTCGTCTTTGTTTTGTATAACCCAGTCACATAGATGAAAGTCTTTTATAGGAAACCACTCTGTGGGCTCTTGTAGGTGATGAACAATAAACTGTGGCGCGACTTCTGTATAACCAAGAGATGCTAGATACTCTAACTGAGAGCAGTGCTCACTTAAGGTAACATCTGTCCACTCAAAGGTTAAAGTCCCATAGCTTTTAGTCATGCCCTTAAATACGGACCACTCAGCGCCTTCTACATCAACCTTAATTAACGTAGGCTCACCGTATTCTTTTACAAGAGTGTCAATTGTAATAGTAGTAGCGCTTATTGTTCTATAGGGCTTGTCTTTATATGGCATATCATCTTTAGTTAACCACTCTTTGTTAAGAGTAGACAGCCCATCTTCTTCAGCCTCATAGAACTCAATGCGCTGGTTATCCGTATCTGATACAGCAGCTCTTATGCAAGTCACTCTAGTATCGTAGATAAAGTTAGAAACTAATTCTTTGTAGATTCTAGGCGCTGCTTCAATAGCAATTATTTTAGTAAATCCTTGGTTTAACCCCGCCATTACAGCGTCCCCACGATTTGCCCCAATATCAAACAGCATTTAATTATTTATTCTTTCTAAGTTAGCCTTAACAGATGCAGCATACTCCGCGGGCAATGCAGTAGACAAGAGTTTAGTAAATATAGCTTTACTCTCCTCACGGCGTCCAAGCCACCACGCACTTACCGCGATCTCAAACTCTAAACAATAAATGCCACCGTACTCCACTAAACTATCAGACACATCACGTATAAAGCCGTCAGAGTTTGCTAAACCTAAACGCGCCCAGGTATAGCACTCCTGCCAATTAGCTTGCCTTTCATGAAACCTAGACATTAAGAAGTAAGCTTCAGGGCGCTCTGGACATAGAGCAATAGCTTGTAGTATGGAGTTAGACACGGTAGCGACTCTATCGTTTTGAGTTTCAAAGCATAAAGAAGTTCTTAATATAGCTCTATAAGCAAGGTTGGTATGGGTTATGTAACCGTACTCAGCTGTGCGCAAATAAAAAGAAACAGCAGAGGCTCCTTGCCCTAATCTGTCGTACTCTACGGCGCAATCAAAGTTAAGTTGCGGATTAAATGGGTCTCTAGATAACTTTGAGACAAGCTCTTCAATTCTCATAACTCAACGCCTCCTTAATCAGGTCCTCAACAACTACCTTAGGAGTGCGCAAAACAAAAGCTGCATTGTCTTGAAAGCCCCAACTAATAAGAAGGTCATCCCCTAATTTAGCCGCACCAACACAAAACTCAACGCGAGCATCTAAGAATGAGAAAGGATTAGAAGCGCCTACAAAGTTAAACTGCTCATCCCAGACTATAAGCCTGTGACGATACACGGCATCTTTTTGCTCTAGATAATTCTTAAATAGGTCAACCTCATGGGTAATAGATATGTAAAGTGAGCCCCAACGAATAACTTGAGAAGAACCACGTTGGTCTTTAACTATAGGTGGCGTATCTTTTACGAACACCTGTTCGCATATGGGTTCATCTGGATCTACAACAACCAGCTCGGTAGGCATAGTCCATTTAATAAAATGGTAAGGCTTATCTAATACGGGTACCCAGTTCTTTTCACAGTAGGATGCGTCCTCCCCTGGCGCGGGGATTCGAGTTCGAGATACCTCTTCGACTGACCATCCCTCTTTATTAATATCAATCGTACTAATTTCCATACGACCTTGACCATTAGGGGTAGTATCTCGGCGCACCCCCACTAAGTAGTACTCCCCGAACCACTGCACAAGACGAGCATCCTCTAAACCATGAAACTCCCATATAGGGGTGTGCAGGTCTAGCATCTTTACCTGTGCGTAGTCTGTCATTTCCAAGTCGCTATTTAACCTACATACATAGTTCTCGGTAACTAAGCGTTGGTCTTTTTCAGGATGCAAATAGGATAGAGGACCCCAGCGGCTGGGAAACCTTTGTTGATTCTCAGCATGATACAGAGTGTAGTTTACATGCCTAAGGTTTACTAAAATGTCCCCATCATCATCTATAAAGATAGAGGGGTTCATAAGCCCAGTGCCGCTGGTTAGATCATTAGGTATTACTATTGGAGCTAGTTTTCCTCCGTTAGATACGGATTTCTGTACTAGATTCATAAACGCAGTCTACCAGAGATATTTACAGTATTCTAGTAGCATGTCACGCGCTTATAGCCCTGGAGGTAGGTTTACCTCGAACTTTGAGAGGAACGCTATATCTGCCGCCATTGACGTTGATTTAACTAGGCCAGCTGGAACCAGCGCCCTTTGGTATATCTACGACCAAGTTAACTCTGAGATAGATCCTATTTATGATGTTGGCGATAACCTATCTAGAATGGATGCCTCAGGTAGAGTTTGGCGCGGCCCCTACGTTGTCCCAGTCATAAAAGCCGTCATAGGTCAAGGAAACACTAAAGTTACCGAAGCGGGCTTCTACAACTCTGATACTCTACAATTAACTATTAGCTCTCAATACATAGAGGCAATAGAAGCTGGGACAATGATGAACCCAGACGACCAGGGTAGGAGCCGTATCATTTGGAAGAATGAAGTCTTTCGCCCATACTTGGCTCAACAAAAAGGCATTATTAACGAGAACTTTGTTCTTCTAAGCCTGTCTTGTCAGCAGGTCATGCCTGAAGAAATGGTTAACGATCCCCAATTCCTTAGCTTTACGAATAACGCGCTATAAAATGCCATTTAAGTCGCAAGCTCAGCGTAAACTCATGTATGCTAAGCATCCAGAGATGGCTAAAGAATGGGAAGACAAAACCCCTAAAGGTAAAACTCTTCCTAAAAAAGTTAAAAAAAGTGCTAAGAAGACGGGAAAATAAATATGTGCGCAACTTGCGGATGTATGGGTAAAAAGTCTAAAAAGAAGTTGTCCCCAAAGCAGCAAAAGCTTGCGGGAACAGCTACCCCAAAAGATAAGATAACCGGAGCCGACTTTAAGGCCCTTAAAAAGAAAGCAGGTAACAAGTAATGTGCAAAGAATGTGGATGTGGTTGCTCTAAGCCAAACTGTAAAGGCGCTTGCAAAAAAGCTGATAAAAAGCAAGATGCCAAAGTAATGAAGGGCATGACCCCTAAGCAAAAGGCAGCTTTTGAAAAGGGCGACAAGAAGATGGATAAGAAAAACCCATCTCCTAAAGAAGACCTAAAGATGGACAAGGCATTAGCTAAGAAAGTCAAGGGTAAGAAGTAATGCCTCTTGACCACGTTGTAGTTTCTCTTCCAGCTACTACTAAAACAGCAATTTATACATTACCTAAGGGTGCTACCGCTTGTCATGTGACCATTCAAAACCGAGATACTGTGGCGAGCATGGCTATTGGTGATGACACCCTTGGGAGCGTTAGTGGCGCAAACGCTGGTATTCTCCTGCCTCTTGCAGCTTCTGCTAGTGCCCCTACTACTATTCAACTTTGGCTGAATGGTGGGGATACTATTTACGGGTACGCTTCAGCGGCTATGACTAACAGTTGCGTTATTTTAACATCTTACGTAAACACTGCTGGTTCTTAAAAACTAATACGCTGGTTCTTAAAAACTAATACTGATTTAGGGTGCGAAAGCACCCTTTTTCATTTATCCTTATAGTAGTTTCCATGCGGGAACTAAGTAACACAATTGCGTTTTACCTTGCTTACTTAGGAGTTTCCATGCCTTCTACACCCCTAAACACAAAGGGTTACTTGACGTTTCAAGGCAAAGAGCAAAAGCGCAATATTTTGCAAATCCTAGGCAAAGCGGTAAAGCATGATAACAGAAGAAAATAATTTAGACGAGGCTGTTGCCATTTTAGCTCAAAAGGTTATACCCGACCTTACAGAGCAGCTGCAAGATTCTGCTACTACTGCAGGCTGGCCTGAAGAGGTAATTAATTCATTATCCATAAGATTTGATGGGGAAAACCTTCGGGTGCACTACCCTGAAAAGTTAGCAAACCAAATTGAAGACCTTGAGTATGGGAAAATCTTTGGGCTTCCAAACCCTGCAATTAGACCTTTTATATCCCGTAGTAAAAACTATATTGAAAACGTAACTGCTGAGGCATTTTTAGACGATTTTGCGGAGCAATTGGAAGGGCTTTTGTAATGGGCAATCCATTTATTATTGCAGAAGACTTGGCTCTTAAAACTCTTTGTCAAGGCATGGTCGTACAAGACGACGCCTCCACCCCACGTCAAGTAAAAGCTTGGTTTGGGTACCCAGATGTTGAGGTTAGAGATCAGATATTCCCATTTGTAACTATTGATCTGATTGACATAGTTCCCGCAAATAATAGACAGTCTTATGGTATTGAATATGACAGTGACCAACAAGGCACTCAAGCGCCTATTTCTGACAAATCATACTCCTATACAACCCCTATTGCATACGACCTAACTTACCAGATCACCTCTTACGCTCGTCATCC